GTAATTCGCGCGCGCGCCCTTTCGCTAGCGTCAGCGTTCAACCGTCCCAAACAAGTCTCACAACGAGAAATGTGGGCACAGTATCCCCTCCAGTTCAACAGTTCAACAGTTCACTATGCTGATGGTGAACAATAAAAGATCTCAACAGGGTGCTGGTCACATTTAGCGAGTTCGCCGCAATCAAGGGCTGCGCTAAGGGCACCGTCACAGCAGCGACGAAGAGCCGCATTGCTGCAGCGGTGGTGGAAAAGGATGGCAAGCGGTGGTTGGACCGCGACATGGCGCTGGAGCTGTGGAACCGGAACACGAAGGCAACGCATAACGCGAAGGTGAGCCAGCCAGATCCGGTGGAGGTGACAACCCCGCGTGAGCTGCGCAAGGCAATCGAGGCGCTGCCAGATGATGCAATTCCCGATCTCAATGAGAGTCGCGCAAGACGCGAGCATTATCAAGCGGAGCTAAGCAAGCTGCAGGTAGCGCTGCAGCGCAAGGAGTTGGTGCCTGCTGATGAGGTGAAGAAGCAAGCGTTTCAAATTGGTCGAAGCGTGCGTGAAGCGTTGAGCAACTTGGCGGATCGATTAAGCCACCAGCTAGCTGGTGAGATTGATCCGCAGGTAATCCATCAGATGTTGAGCGATGAACACCGCGATGCATTGTTGGCGCTGCAGGAGGTTGACCAGTGAGCGTTTGGCGAACGGCATTCATGGATGGGCTGCGGCCAGAACAGCCGCTGACGGTGAGCGAGTGGTCAGACAAGTACCGGCGGCTAGGTAGCAAGGCCAGTGCAGAGCCTGGCCCATGGCGCACCAACCGGACGCCATATTTGCGCGAGCCGATGGATTGCTTGAGCACGACGAGCCCGGTGCAGCGAGTGGTGATGATGTTCGCTGCGCAGACCGGCAAGACCGAGAGCGGCGCCAACTGGCTGGGCTATGTGATCGACCACGCGCCAGGGCCGATGCTGCTGGTGCAGCCAACGGTGGAGATGGCGAAGCGCTTATCAAAACAACGGCTTGAATCTTTAGTAACGGAGACTCCGTGCTTGGCGGCCAAGATCGCACCAAGCAGAAGCCGGGACAGTGGCAACACGATGTTCGCCAAGGAGTTCCCTGGTGGAATGATGCTGCTGACCGGGGCGAACAGTGCAACGGGTTTGCGCTCAACGCCGTGCCGCTACATCTTCATGGACGAGGTGGACGCTTTTCCTGCTGATGTGGACGGCGAAGGCGACCCGGTGAGCTTGGCGGAGAAGCGGGCGACCACGTTTGCGCGGCGCAAGATCTTGCTTACCAGCACGCCAACGGTGAAGGACTTTTCGCGAATCGAGGCGGAGTATTTGCGCAGCGATCAGCGGCGGTTCTATGTGCCGTGCCCATGTTGTGATGCGATGCAGTGGTTGAAGTGGGCGCAGTTGAAGTGGGAGAACAATGATCCCAAGACTGCGCGGTATGAGTGCGAGGTGTGCAAGGAGCAGTTTGCTGAAATCCATAAGCCAGCGATGCTGCGCAAGGGTGAATGGCGAGCGACGGCACCAACCGATGGCAAGACAGCAGGCTTCCAGCTGTCTGGGCTTTACAGCCCCCTAGGTTGGCTGAGTTGGTCGAACATGGTGGACGACTTCCTGCGTGCCAAAGCTGATGCGCCGATGTTGAAAAGTTTTGTTAACACGCGGCTGGCGGAGACGTGGGAAGAGGACTACGCAAGCAAGGTGGATGCTGATGGCTTGATTGCACGATGCGAGCCATACACGGCTGGCGTGGTGCCTGATGGGGCGTCGCTGGTAACGATCGGCGTTGACGTGCAGGACAACCGACTAGCGGTGAGCGTGTGGGCATGGGGCCGAGAGGAGGAGGGCTGGCTGCTGGATCACCAGGAGATTTATGGCGACCCTTCACGGCCGGAGCTGTGGAAGCAGCTGGATGAGATAGTGCTGCGCGAATGGGTCCACGCAAATGGCGGGATGATTTCCGCAGATGTGACCTGCATTGACTCAGGTGGCCACTTCACGGGGGAGGTGTATCAATACGCGAGGGAGCGTCAAGCGCAAGGGGTGGTGGCGATCAAGGGCGCCAGTCAGCGGGGCAAGCTACCGATCGGCAAGGGCGCAAAGGTAGACGTGAACTTCAAGGGCAAGACATTGAAGAAAGGCGCAATGGTGTTCAGCGTTGGCAGTGACACGATCAAGACAACGCTGTTTGGACGGTTGAAGCACAACGAGCAGGGTGGTGGGTATCTGCACTTTCATGCGCAGACGGGTGGTGAGTATTTCCAGCAGCTAACGGCTGAGAAGCAGGTGCTGCGGTATCACCGGGGCTTCCCGATTCGTGAGTGGGTAAAGAAACCATCAGCACGCAACGAGGCGTTGGACTGTTTGGTCTATGCGTATGCAGCGTTGCATCGCTGCTATCAACGACATGACAGGCGAACGATCTGGGATCAAATGGAGCTGCGGCTGGCGGAACCAAACGAGCCACGGCGCAAGGCACCGCTAAGATCAGGAACAGGCAACGCGCCTGCATTTGTGAACAACTGGTGAGGCCGTGAACATACCTAGCCAAATCAGGGCGGCTGACACTATCAAGTGGCGGGACGATGCTGGCGTGGACAATCTTGGAAATGCGATCAGCAGTTCTGACTACACGCTGACTTATTACCTGCGGACTAACACGGCAACGGAAGGCGCAACGGTGGTGGGCAGCGCTTATGGGACTGGGTGGGAGTTTACGATTGCTGCTGGCACCAGCATTGATTTGAATGCTGGGCAGTGGTATTGGCAAGCGGTCGCAACCAAGACTGGCAGCACCGTGACGCTGGGCGCTGGCCAGTTAACTGTGCTGGCTGCATTGAGTTATGCCGGCACTCCTACCGCGGTTGATGGGCGCACACAAGCGCAGCAGGACCTTGATGCAGTGCAGCTAGCGATCCGCACAATGGTGAGCGGTGGTGCAGTGGCTGAATACACCATTGGCACCAGGCGACTGAAGAAGATGGAAGTGGCCGACCTGTTGCAGCTTGAGGCAAAGCTGAAGGCTGAGGTAAAGAGAGAACAGGCAGCGGCACTAATGGCCAACGGTCTGGGCAATCCATTCAATTTATTTGTGAGGTTCTGATGGGTCTACGCACGCGGCTATTTCGGGCAATGGGTTTTCAACCAGTGAAGCCACAACGCCGGGCCTATCAAGGCGCGAGGATGAATAGGCTGACGGCTGACTGGGTAACAAGTGGCACCAGTGCCGACAGTGAGATCAAGTCCAGCTTTAAGGCACTACGCAATCGTGCGCGTCAGGTGTGCCGAGACAATGATTATGCCAAGCAAACGCTGCGTGCAATACAGAACAACGTGATTGGTCACGGCATCCGCCATCAGGGACAGGTGCGGATGGTGCAAGGTGGACGGTTGGATGAGGTGATCAACGGTCGCATCCATGAGGAGTGGGAGAAGTGGGGCAACAAAAACCGTTGTGATGTAAGCGGCATTCTTGGCTTCCATGACATTGAACGGCTGCTGACGCGGAGCATGGCCGAATCCGGTGAGGTATTTGTGCGCATGATCAAGCGACCATTCGGTGATAGCCGGGTGCCGTTTGCGTTGCAGGTGCTTGAAGCGGACTACCTGATTGATGACGATGTACCGCAAGCAGCGGACGGCAACACGGTACGAATGGGCATCGAGGTGGATGAGTACCTAAGACCACAGGCCTATCACTTCTACGCCAACCACCCAGGGGACACCTACGCCGGCAATGCAAGAAGCAATGGTCGACGGCTGAGGGTGCCTGCTGATGAGGTGATCCATTTGTTCTTGCCTGAGCGACCAGGGCAAACCAGAGGCGTGACGTGGTTTGCATCGGCGTTGATGCGGCTGCACATGCTGCAGGGCTATGAAGAAGCAGAGTTGGTGCGTGCCCGTGCTAGTAGCGCATTGATGGGATTCATTCAATCACCAGAAGGCGAGCTGCTTGGTGATGAGGTTTATGACAATGAGCGCGTCAGTGAGTTCACGCCTGGTGTTTTCAAGTATCTGCAGCCGGGTGAGTCGGTGTCGGTGCCAGACCTAAACAGCCCTGATGGGCAGCTGGAGCCGTTCACACGGTCGATGCTGCGCGCTGTAGCGGCTGGCGTTGGCGTGAGCTTTGAAAGCATCAGCAAGAACTTCTCAGAGAGCAACTACAGCAGCAGCCGGCTGAGCTTGCTTGAGGAGCGTGACACCTATCGCGTGCTTCAGCGGTACATGGTGGAAAACTTCCACCAGCAGGTATTTGACAAGTGGCTGGAGATGGCGGTGCTAAGCGGTGTGCTTGGGTTGCCGGGCTATGAAACCAACCCTGACCGCTATCGCGCGAGCAAGTGGGTGCCACGGAGTTGGGAGTGGGTGGACCCGCAGCGCGAAGTTGACGCTTACAAAACTGCGGTGCGGTGTGGCTTCAAGACATTAGGTCAAGTAATTGCTGAGCAAGGCGGTGATCTTGATGCGGTACTGATTGCTCGACAGGCGGAGCTTGCAATGCTTGATGAGTTGAACATCGTGACGGATACAGACCCGAGCGAAGTGACAGAAGGCGGCGCGACGCAGGCTGCAATGCCGATGGGTGCGACCCCTGCGTTTGGCGACACCGAATCACCAGCGGTAGGCGAGGCCGAGAGCGAAGAGGAATCTGAATATGCCGATTGACTTGATGCCAACGGAAGGGATGCGTGAAGAAGCGCAGCGTTACCGCGCATGGAAAGCAGACGGCAAAGCTGGCGGCACTGAAGTGGCCGCACGCAGGGCTGGGCAAATCTTGTCAGGTGATGAGCTGAGCGCTGACACCGTGATCACGATGGCGGCTTGGTTTGCTCGACATGAAGTGGACAAGCAAGGCGAAGGCTTTACGCAAGACGAAGACGGCTATCCATCACCAGGCCGCGTTGCATGGGCAGCATGGGGAGGTGATGCAGGACAGAGCTGGGCTAACGCAAAAGCAGATACAATCAAGGCAGAAGAAAACAGAAGCATTATGGATTTGGAAAATCGCGCTGCTCCTGAGGCGCTAAGCGACGGCGACTTTGTGAGCTGGGATTCCAGTGGTGGCACTGCACGCGGCAAAATTGAAACGATTGAACGTGATGGCACTGTCAACGTACCTAACACCGAGTTCAGCATTGAAGGAACACCTGATGACCCAGCTGCATTGATTCGCATCTATAGCGAAGGTGATGAGGGCTATGAGGCAACCGAAACGCTGGTTGGCCACAAGTTTTCAACACTGACAAAGATTGCCACTTTGCGGTCGATGGAAGGCAACTACAAGCGCGCCGAGCTGACCACCTTTGACGAGGTAGAAGATCGGACGTATGAGTTCCCATTTAGTTCTGAGTTTCCTGTTTCTAGGTATTTCGGCAACGAGATCCTGAGCCATGAAATAAAGGCTGCAGATCTCAGCCGCTTAAACGATGGCGCGCCGCTGTTGTTTAATCACAACCCTGACCGAGTGATCGGTGTGGTTGAGAGGGCATATATTGACGGCAACAAGCGCCGCGGTTATGCCCGCGTGCGCTTTAGCCGCAATGCTTTCGCTCAGGAAATCTTGAGCGATGTGAAGGATGGCGTTCTCCGAAACGTCTCCTTTGGCTATTCCATTGACAAAATGGAAGAGCGCGGCAGTGGTGACTTTGTTGCTACTGCCTGGTCACCTTATGAGATCAGTGTTGTTTCAGTACCGGCTGATCCCGGTGTTGGGATTGGCCGATCTTTTAAGGCTGACAAACCTGCTGCTTCGGCAGCACCATCCCACGATCCCATTCCTCTCATGGAAAACACCGCCCCCGATCTGGCTGTGGTGCGGGCCGAAGCCGTTGAGGCTGAGCGCACCCGCATCGCTGAAATCTCTGCACTCTGCAGCACGCATCAAATGACCGATCTCGGTCGTCAGTTGGTGGAGTCTGGTCGTTCAATCGACGAGGCACGCGCCGCTGTTCTAGATAAACTCAACGTACCCCAGGAGACTGTCAACATGAGCGCCGCTGAAATCGGCCTTACCGCACAGGAGAGCCGTAAGTTCTCCTTCCTGCGTGCCATCAACTATCTAGCCAACCCGACTGATCGCTCAGCCCGTGAGGCTGCTGCTTTTGAAATTGAAGCGTCTGACGCTGCAGCTGCCAAGCTCGGCCGTCAATCCCGTGGCATCACCATCCCTCAGGATGTGCTGCGCCGTGATCTGAACGCTGGCACTGCTTCAGCTGGCGGCAACTTGGTTGCTACTAATCTTGATGCTGGCAGCTTCATCGACCTGCTGCGCAATGCGTCGGCACTGGATCAAGCTGGCGCCACCGTACTGACCGGCCTTACGGGCAACGTTGCCATTCCCCGCCAATCCGGCGCTGGCACCGCCTACTGGGTGGCTGAATCTGGTGCTCCTACCGAGAGCCAGCAAACTGTTGATCAGGTGAGCCTGACCCCTAAAACGGTTGCTGCTTTCACTGACTACAGCCGCCGCCTGATGCTCCAGTCGAGCATCGACGTGGAGAACATGATCCGCAACGACCTAGCCACCGTTCTTGCTCTCAAGATCGACTTGGCTGGGCTTTACGGCACCGGCTCTAACAGCGAGCCCCTAGGCCTCAAGCTGACCACCGGCGTGGGATCTGAAGACTTCGCTGCTGGCATTCCTACCTTCGCCGAGGTAGTGGCTCTTGAGAGCGACGTGGCAACCGCCAACGCACTAGCCGGCAGCCCTGTCTACCTGATGAACGCTGCCATGCGCGGCGGTCTCAAGACCAAGGCCAAGGATGCAGGTTCCGGTTTGTTCGTAATGGAAGGCGATCTGGTCAACGGCTACCGCGGTGTGCTGTCCAACCAAGTTGCATCTGGTGATCTCTGGTTCGGCAATTTTGCTGATCTGATCATCGGTTACTTCTCCGGCTTGGATCTGATGGTGGACCCCTACACCCACAGCACATCGGGCACCGTGCGCGTTGTGGCAATGCAGGACGTGGACATCGCTGTTCGCCATCCTGAATCCTTCACCCGCGGCAACGACAGCCTCTGATCATGTTGATCGAGGTTCTACGGCAAACAATGCTGGCGGGCCAGGTGGTTCGGATTGGGGAGGTCATCGAGGCCTCCCCCTCTGACGCCAGGCTGTTGATCGGCATTGGTAAGGCGATCAAGGTTGCCAACGTGGCAGCCACTATTGTTCAGGCAATTCAGCCTGAGCCTGCACCAAAACCACAATCCCCCCGACGGAGGGCTAAGCCATGACCATTCTCAATCTTGGGACCAAAACTGAGGTCCTTAACTTCCTGCCTAATGATGTGGTGACAGCTACTGTCACCGCAAGCACCGCCATTGACTTGGTGGATTATGAAGGCGACATCGCTGTGATCCTTTGCGCCGAAGCAGGCGGCGCAAGCATTACTTACCTTGGCAAGCTGACCGCTTCCGACACATCAGGTGGGACCTACACCGATGTAACCGGCGGCGCGTTTACAATCACTACCGCTAACACCGCATCTGTCCAGAAGATCTCGGTCAACGCTGACGACATGAAGCGGTTTGTCAAGGCAGTGGTCACGGTTGCAGGCGGCACTGGTGCCGGCGCTGTAGCAATTGTCGGATTGGGTTCCAAGAAGTACAGCTGATGGCGTTTACGGAAGACCTAAGCATCTTCCTTGCAGACTTCGGCGTCAGCTGCACAGCTGGCGCCGTTACTGCTTTGGGCATCCTTGACATGCCAGGTCAAGTGATCAGCGATGGCATGGTGCTCACCACTGACTACACACTGATCGCCAAGGCGTCTGACTTCGGCGCACTGATCCGCAACGATGCAATCACGGTTAATGCTGTGGCCTATACCGTGCGCGAAGCGATGCTGCTAGATGACGGCAGGTTTGTTCAAATTGCTTTGCAAAAGACATGACCACGATCTACGGCGGCAATGCTGACCGACCGCAAAACATCTTTACATTTGAAACAATCAGCGACGCCGTTGGCGCAACGTCAGCAATTGAATGCGATGGCATCACGATTACAACCTTTGAAAAAATTGTTGGCGGGCTGGTCAGCTACTCAGTTCAAGGATCACTGAATGGCACCGACTGGGCAAACCTTGAAGAAACCAAAAGCAAAGAAACAGGGAATCACTTGCATACATTTCATGGCTTTGCAGTTCGATACCTTCGCCTAAACGTGACAGCCATTCAAAATGGCCGTAGCATTCAAATGACCGTCTGCTGCGACTGATGACCACCAAGCGCGAAACCATCCTTGCCGCGATCCGCACCGCGCTGACTGGCACTACTGGAGTCAGTACTCGCATCTATCGCAGTCGAGTAGAACCGTTTAGCCGCGGTGAAAGCCCGGCAATCGTGGTTGAGCCCGTCAGTGATTCAGCAGAGCAGAACACTTCACTACCAACGCTGGACTGGAGCCTGACCGTTCGCGTTGCAATTATTGTTCGCGGCGACATCCCCGACCAAGTAGCTGATCCAATCATTGAAAGCGCTCATGCCAAGATCATGGCGGACCTAAGCCTAGGCGGCTATGCCATTGATGTTCAACCGATCAGCGTGACCTTTGACCTGCAAGAAGCAGATCAACCTGCTGGCGTAATCATGATGGATTACCTTGTGCGGTATCGCACTGCCGTTGCTAACTTGGTGGCGTAACCAGTAGCTACGATAATGGACGAGTACTACGGCCAGGGGGGCACCTATCTGGTCGATGACAAAACCGGTAAGCGCAAGCTCCTTCCAGGTTCTCGCACCGAGCCATCCCCTGTAACCAGCACTGAGGTCCTGACCAATGCCACTCCTGACTCGCAAACGCCTGATTGTGGCGAAGATTGAATCCACTTACGGAACCGATCCAACGCCTACTGGCTCCAATGCTTTCTTGGTGCGCAATCTTGAAATTACTCCCCTTGAAGCGGAAACAGTCAGCCGCGATCTAGTGCGCCCATATCTTGGTGCATCAGATCAACTGCTGGCTGAGACACGGGTGAGCATCACCTTTGAGGTCGAGATGGCCGGCTCTGGCACCGCTGGCACCCCACCAGCCTATGGCCCACTGCTGAAATCCTGCGGCCTGTCTGAGACGATTGTGGCGACCACCTCTGTGACGTATGCGCCTGTTAGCGCATCGTTTTCAAGTGTGACCATCTACATGAACGTTGATGGTATTCTTCACAAGGTTACCGGTGCCCGTGGCACGTTTACGCTTTCCGGTGAAGTTAGCCAGATTCCAACAATCTCCTTCACGTTTACCGGCATCTATAACGCGCCTACTGACACAGCACAGTTAACGCCGACCTACACCAACCAAGCCACTCCTGTTATCTTCAAAGAAACCAATACAAGTGGCTTCCAGTTGTTTAGCTATGCCGGTTGCCTGCAGTCCTTTAGTTTTGATATTGCCAATGAAATTGTCTACCGTGAATTGGTAGGTTGCGCCAAAGAAGTTCTGCTGACTAACCGCGCGCCCAATGGCACGGTCATGATCGAGGCGCCCTTGCTTGCTTCAAAGGATTACTTTGCAGCGGCGATCGCTACTGCCACTGGCAACTTAACGTTCCAGCATGGTCAGACCGCTGGCAACATTTTGACCTTTACAGCAGCTCAAGCGGATCTAGGCGGTCCAACCTACGCTGACCAAGACGGCATCCAAATGCTCAACATCCCTTATATTGCAGTGCCGACTAGCGCTGGCAATAACGAGGTCAGCCTAGCCTTCACCTAAACCACTGAGCACCTTGCATGGCGTTTGTCCTTAAGCAGTCCGACACCTACGTCTGGCCGATCACCTTTGACATCCCCGTCGATGGCGGCCGCCATGAACGGCAAACATTGGACGGTGAGTTCAAGCGTCATCCACAGAGCAAGATCGGCCCAATGGTGGCTGAGCTGCAAAAGCTGGAGGATCTGGGCGACCTTGAGCGGATCACTGAGATGGCAGCCGATCTGCTGGTTGGTTGGTCAGGCGTGACTGGCGATGATGGCAAGGAGATCCCCTTTAGCCAGAAGGCACTGCATCAGCTTCTTGAAGTGCCCTTCCTTGCGGTAGCGGTGCTCAAGGCTTATATGGACAGCATCAAGGGAGCTAAGAGAAAAAACTGATAGACGCCGCCGAGCATTGGGCCGGTGGCGGTATCAAGGATGAAACGCAAGCTGATGCGGCAGTGCTTGGTCTGGTACTGCCAGAACAACCGCCAACTGACTTTGAAGTATGGGAGGAAAACTGGTTAGCACTGGAGATGTTCCTGCGATGCCAGACGCAGTGGCGCACCACGATGAGTGGTGTGCTGGGTTTGGACTATGTTGCAGTGGCATGGCTGCTTAAACTGTACGAAGCGGAAAACACCCGCGCGTTGCTGGAGGATTTGCAAGTTATGGAAGTAGCAGCGATGATGGTGATCAACAGCCGGAGCAGCTGAGATGGCCTTAAACATGGATGCCATGCTCCGCATCAAGGCGGACGTGCAAGGTGAGAATAATATTCGCCGTCTAGGCAATTCCATGCAGGGCCTGCAAGGGCAGGCAAAGAACGCTGCATTGGGCTTTAACAACCTCAAGGGTGCCGTAGGTGGCTTTGCCGCAGCAATCGCCGGCAGCGCCATTGTGGGCGGCCTGGGTGCCATCGTGAAGAAGTCGATCGACGCAGGCGATGAACTATTCAATCTGCAGGCGAAGACCGGTATTGCAGCTAATGCGTTGATTGGACTGGGCAATGCAGCCAAGCTGGCAGACGTTGATCAAGCTGCCCTTGGCAAAGGCTTGACAAAGCTCAGCGTCAACCTTGTCAAAGCTGCTGAAGGCAACAATGGCCTTGCGCAAAAGTTTAAGGCGTTGGGTGTTTCAATCAAAGATTCCAACGGTCAGGTGGTGCCGGCTGACAAGGCACTGAAGCAGATTGCGGATCGCTTTGCGGACATGCCCGACGGCGCGCAAAAGGCGGCCGCAGCGGTGGCACTGTTCGGCAAGTCCGGCGCCGACTTAATCCCGCTGCTGAACGAAGGCGCGGCCAGCATGGAGAAGTTCACCTACAAGGTGGGTGAGGACTTTGCCGCGCGCTCTGATCTGTTCAATGACACGATCACCGAGCTGGGCATCAAGACGCAGGGCTTCGGGCTGGAGCTGACCGACGCACTGCTGCCGGCGCTGCAGTCGATCCTTGAGGTGTTTGGCGATCTGTTTGACACTGATCAGGATTGGACGGCGCTGTTCAAGGTGATCGAGGGCGTCATTCGCGGCCTTGCCGTGGCGATCTACACCGTGGTCAAAGCGGTGGACGTGCTGATCAAGAACGTGGTGGCGGCAGTGCAGGCGGCCGGCCAGGCATTGTCAGGCGACTTTGGTGCGGCATGGGACACCATCACCAGCCGCGTGAGCAGCGGTATTGAGGAACAGAAAAAGATCCTTGCCGACCTCAACAAGCTGGCCTTCGGCTCCGCCCCCTCCCCCGGCACCGGGCGGCGCACCAGCGGGCAGCGCACCAGCGGGCGCAACATGGATCTGGACACCAGCAGCAGCGACGCATCAGCGGCATCAACAGCCCGCAAGGCATCAGCCGAGGCAAAGCGCGCAGCGGACGAACAGGAGCGCCTTGTCGAACGCCGCAACGATCTCATCCAGCAGGCAATCAGCTTGCAGCAGCAGCTGCAGAACAGCGTTGCAGATGTTGCGGCGGCCTATGCAGGTGTCGGCGCATCGCCCACCGATCAGCTGCTCCTGGCCCGCAACGAAGCGATCACCGACAACGATCGGCGTGTAAAGGAACTTACCCTCACCGTGGTGGAGCTGGCGCGCGAAGTTAACGCAACTGGCGGGTCACTGGACGTGACGCCCTTTGCCGATTTGGTCGATCGCCTATCAGCCGCCAATGTGTCGCTGGCAGACAAGGAATACCAACAGGGGCTGAAGGACCTGCTGCCCAGTCTTGAGGAGTACGACGCCAAGATTGCAGAGGTGACCCGCGGCAAAACCGAGCTGACTGAATTGGAAAAACTCAACGCTCAAGTCAACCTGCTACAGCTTGACATTTTAGCAGCAACCAATCCAGCACTGGCTGAACAGATCCGCCTCTTGCGTGAAAAAGCAGGACTACTTGACAAAGCTAACAAAGACAAATCCGCTAATTCATTCAAAGACAAAATTGAAGATTACGCAAAAAGCATGGACGATTTAGGCGCGGTGCTGGGGGACGCGGCTATCAGTGCTTTTGGCAAACTAGAAGATACGCTTGCCGAGTTTGTAACAACTGGCAAGCTTAAGTTTAAAGAGTTTGTCGCAAGTATTCTTACGGATTTGGCGAGGCTTTCAATAAAGCTGGCCATTACCAGCGCTGTAAAGGCCATTGGTGGCTTTGCTGATGGCGGCATTATGACCAGCAGCGGCCCGGCACCTCTGAAAAAGTACGCATCAGGCGGCATTGCCAACAGCCCGCAGCTGGCAATGTTTGGCGAAGGCAGCCAGCCCGAGGCTTATGTACCACTTCCTGATGGCCGGCGTATCCCTGTTGCGATGCAGGGCGGCGGTGGTGGTGACACTACTGTTAATGTCAGCGTAGACGCTAAAGGCACCAGCGTGCAAGGCAACAGCGGTCAAGGCGAGCAACTTGGTCGTGTCATTGCGCAAGCAGTGCAAGCAGAATTGATTAAACAAAAACGGCCTGGTGGCCTACTGATGGCATAATCCATGGCAACTTTTACCTACACACCCAGCTTTGAAGCTACCGAGAGCAGCAAGCCTCGGGTGCGTAAGTTTCAGGCTGGTGACGGCTACGAGCAGCGAGTGCGGTTTGGTCTTAACACTGACCCGAAGGAGTGGTCGCTGACCTTTGCCAACCGCACCGACACCGAGCGCGACAACATCACGGCGTTCTTGGATGCCCGCGGCGGTTATGAGTCCTTTGATTGGACCTCACCTCGCGGGATTGCTGGCAAATACGTTTGCGAGGAATGGCAGGTAACGTTGAGCAACTGCAACAACAACCAGATTCAGGCGACTTTCCGCCAAGTCTTTGAACCGTGAGCGCACCTACCCCTTGGCAAAGCGGCACTGCGCACAATGTTGGTGATGTCGTTCAGGCATTCACTGATCCAGGCACTGGCTTTTTCTTTCGCTGTGTCGTTGCTGGCACCACTGGCAGCGCAGAACCATTCTGGCCATCGTTTATTGGCAATGAAACGGTAGACGGCACCGTCACATGGAAGGCGGTATCAATCATCTCAGGCGACTTCCAAGCGCCAGACCCTAGCGCCATCATCGAGTTATTCGAACTGCAACTATTCGCTAATATCCACGGCGTTAATGACATATATCGCTTCCATGCTGGCACCAACTTAGTCAACAATGGTGAAGTGGTATGGAAAGGTAATCCATATTTGCGGTTCCCTGTTGAGGCAGATGGGTTTGAATATACCGGACAAGGTGCATTACCACGGCCAAAGATTCGCATTAGCAACATCCTTGGCAGCATCACTGCAATCCTGCTGAGTATGCCGAATGGGCTAGAGGCAGCAAAGGTAACGCGCATCCGCACGCTGGGGCGCTACCTAGACGCCGCAAATTTTCCAGTAAGTGGCGACATCCTGCTGACAGAAGATAGCGACGCACTGCTGTTGGAAGATGACAGCTCAATACTGCTGGAGCCGATCAACCCAACGGAAGATTTTTCTGCTGAATTTCCACGGGAGATTTACTATATTGACCGCAAGAGTGCCGAGAATCGCGAGCTAGTAGAGTTCGAGCTGGCCAGTGTATTTGACCTTGCTGGCGTCAGAGCACCTAAACGGCAGTGCATCGCCAACATCTGCCAGTGGGTGTACCGCTCCACTGAGTGCGGTTACACAGGCACCAACTACTTCGACGCCAACAACAATGCCGTAGGCAGTGCCAGCCTTGACGTATGCGGCAAGCGGCTGAGTAGTTGTCAGGTGCGGTTTGGCGATAACGCTGAGTTGCCATACGGCTCCTACCCTGGCGTGGGGTCTGCAGCATCATGACCTGGAAAGACGCAGCGCTAGCTCATGCCAAGGCAGAAGACCCTCGCGAGGCATGTGGCTTGCTGCTGGTGGTGAAAGGTCGTGAGCGGTACTGGCCATGCAAGAACCTTGCCACTAGCCCCGACCAGTTCTTTGCACTATCGCCTGATGACTGGGCCGCCGCCGAGGATGCTGGCGAGATCATCGCCGTGGTGCATAGCCATCCAGTCACGCAGCCTGCGCCATCACCAGCAGATCGTGCCGCCTGCGAGGCTAATGGCCTGCCGTGGTACATCGTCAACCCCAAGACCGAGGCATGGGGTGAATGCAAGCCATGCGGCTACAAGGCGCCGCTTACTGGCCGGCAGTGGGTGTGGGCAGTGCATGACTGCTGGACCTTGGCGCGGGATTGGTACGCCGAGCATGGCATCAAGCTGCGCGACTGGGAGCGCTGCACCGATCCAGATCAGTTCCAGGCGGCGCCATATTTTGACACCTGCTGGAAAGCAACTGGCTTCCGCGAGCTGGAGCAGCACGAGGAGCTGGAGCCAGGTGATCTGCTGTTCATGAGCATCAGCAGCAACGGCCTCAACCATTGCGGCGTCTACCTAGGCGATCAGATGATGCTGCACCACCTGCAAGGCCGCCTCAGTAGCCGTGACTTATATGGTGGTTGGCTACTAAAATGTACAGGTAGGAGGTTGCGTCATGCTGCGTAAGATCAAGCTGTATGGCAAGCTCGCTAAGTTCATCGGCCATCGTGTGCTTGAAGCGGACGTGGCCACTGCCGCCGAGGCCGTGCGGTTCTTGCTGGCCAACTGGCCGGAAGTGGAACGCCACATGGCCGACCAGCATTACCGGGTAAGTGTCGGCACCTACGACCTCGACCTAGAAGAACTGCATCACCCTGCCGGCGCAGCACCTATCAGCTTCGTGCCGGTGGTGGCTGGCGCTGGGGCAACGGCGCGGATTATTGCTGGGATTGCGTTGATAGCTGGCGCAATCATTCTTGGTCCTGCTGCTGGAGGATTCTTAGGTTTGGGGATGGGGCTCAGTGGGGCTGGCATGGGAATCATTGGAGGCGCAGCAGCTATTACATTTGGGATGATTGGCGTCAGCCTGGTGATCGGCGGCGTCGCCCAGCTCCTAACGCCAACGCCAAAGATCAGCACAGACGAAGCCGACCCACGCAAGAGCTTCAGCTTTAGCGGCATCCAAAACACCAACCGCGCTGGTGTACCAGTACCAGTGGTATATGGCGAGACGCTGGTTGGCAGCGTTGTAATTAGCGCCGGCATTGACATCGTGCAGGTGTCAGCGTGAGCATTTTCGGTGCTGGTGGCATGGGCAAAGGCGGTGGCGGTGGCCGCAAAGCTACAGAAGCCAAGGACAACTTAGATTCAACGTCCTATGCAAAGATCATCGAGCTGCTAAGTGAAGGTGAGATCGAAGGGTTTGCTACACCATCAAAACTTGGATTAACGAGAGGCACTCCCGCATATATCAACGCATCCCTGAAGGATGTCTTCTTCAACAAAACGCGACTGCTGCGTGAAGGGGCAAGCAACACCGCACCACAAGAAGCTGACTTTAACTTCTCCAGCGTAACGCTAGTGCCACGGTTTGGCACGCAAGCGCAAGCCTATGTGCCAGGCTTCGATGCAGTTGAAGAAGAAGTAGCAGTCGGCTCAGATGTGCTGGAAGGACTGCCAATCACACGCACCATCACTGACACCAGCGTAGACGCAGCGCGTATCACAATTAACGTGCCACTGCTGCAAACAGTAAAAGATAATGGCGACATCCTTGGCGCTGAGATCAACTTGCAAATTGCCGTGCAATATAACAGCGGCGGCTTTACGACTGTAATTGATGACACTATTAAAGGCCGCACGTCAGACCTGTATCAGCGCGATTACATCGTTAATTTAGACACTGTAAATGGAATTATTAGCGGCACATACAGCCAAGCGAGCACTGTCGTAACTGTTGCAACAGCCATACCACACAACTTGTCTGTAGACACGCCTTTCTTCTCCAACGTCCTCTCTGGCACTGCTACTAGCGGCACTAGGAGTGTTGCCAGTGTAATTAGTGCAACTTCTTTTACATACACAGCCAGCACTTCTTTAACCACAAGTGGCAATTTACAATTAAATGACGCCTTCCCCGTTGACATTCGCATCACGCGCATCACACCAGACAGCACAAGCGTAAAGCTCAGTAACGCGTTTAGCTGGTTCAGCTACACAGAACTCATCTACCAAAAGCTAAAATACCCAAACAGCGCCTACGTTGCATTGCGCATTGATGCGGAGCAGTTCAGCAGCATTCCATCACGCAGCTACCGCATACGCGGCATCAAGGTGCGCATCCCCAGCAATGCCACCGTAGACATCACCACCGGCCGACTAACGTATGCCGGCATCTGGTCTGGTGTATTTGGCGCTGCAGCCTGGACCACTGATCCAGCCTGGATACTTTGGGACTTATTGACCAATTCGCGGCTGGGTCTAGGCGATCACATCCAAGAATCCACGCTGGATAAGTGGAGTTTTTTCCAGGCCAGCAAGTATTGCAACGAGCTGGTGCCAACTGGCATAAGCAGCCCTGCGTCGGAACCACGGTTTAGCTGTAACGTAAACATTCAAACCCAAGAGGAAGCATACAAGTTAATCAATGATATGTGCAGCGTATTCCGCGCCATGCCTTACTGGGCAGCCGGATCACTGACCGTGATGCAGGATCGCCCTGCAGATGCGACGGCACTATTTAGCCTGGCAAATGTAACCCCCGAAGGCTTTAGCTATGAAGGTAGCAGCCTCAAGACACGCGCTACGGTTGTCATTGTTGGCTGGCTAAATCTAGACCTTGGTGATATTGACCGTGAGGTAGTAGAAGACTTTGAAGGCATCGGCAAGTATGGCGTCATCACAAAAGAAGTAAGCGCCTTTGCCTGCACCAGTAGGTCACAGGCACACCGCATTGGCCGCTGGCTTCTATACACCGAGCGCTATGAAGGCGAAGTAGTTGCATTTACTACATCGCTGGAGAATGGCATCATCGTGCGGCCTGGCGCCATCATTGAGATTGCCGATCCAGTGAAGGCTGGTGTGCGCCGTGCTGGACGCATCAGCAGCGCTACCACCACTGTGCTGACAGTTGACAGCGACGTGGACCTACCGGCTAGCGGCACAGTAAGCGTGGTGCTGCCTGATGGCATCGTCGAGAACCGCACCATCAGCAGCGTCACTGGCACTGCCATAACAGTCACGGCAGCATTCAGCACAGCGCCGCAAAGCGGGGCAATGTGGCTGGTGGATGAAAGCACGGTACGGCCA